TCCTGATGGAAAGCGTTACTATACACTAGAAGATGGTACCAAATTACCTTCTGTAACTACTGTGCTTGGTGCCCAAAAGAAACAGGCCATTATGGAGTGGCGTAAGAGAGTTGGTGAAGAAGAAGCTAATCGTGTATCAAAGAAGGCAACTAGTCGTGGCACCAATGTACATACATTATGTGAACGATACCTCAATAATGAATCGTTGGGTGATATTATGCCTGATGCTAAAGAAATGTTTGTATCATTAAAGCCATTACTCAATCGAATTAATAACATTCATTACCAAGAGTGTGCCTTGTGGTCTAAACAATTGGAAATGGCAGGTCGTGTAGATTGTATTGGTGAGTTCGATGGTGAGTTATCAGTAATTGATTTTAAAACATCTAAGAAGATTAAATCGAGTGCAAACATTGAAGATTACTATTGGCAAACGGCAGCGTATGCTTTGATGTATGAGGAAATGATTGGTACACCTATAAATAATCTTGTAATTATAATGGCGGTAGAAAATGAACAACCGTTGTTATTTAAACAACAAACACAAGACCATATTCCTGGTTTGGTGAAGGCGATTAAATTTTACAAGGAACAAAGATGAAAAACATTTTGATTGCATTATTATTGGTTACTTCAACAACAGTATTTGCACAGAAACAAAAAGAAGGCGTAACATATACTGCAACCATTACCAGAGTTATTGATGGTGATACTGTGGCATTTCAAGCACTATGGTTACCAGATCCATTAAAGAAAGAATTATCAATTCGTGTATTTGGTGTGGACACTCCAGAAAAAGGCCATCGTGCGCAATGTCCCTCTGAAAATGAAAGAGGTCAAGCGGCCACGGCATTTACCAAAAGCACTATCAATGCAGCCAAAACTCGCCAAGTGGTATTAATGGATTGGGACAAGTATGGTGGTCGTGTCCTAGGTGATGTATTGTTAGATGGTAAATCGTTGCGTTCCATGTTGATCCAACAAGGATATGCACGGGAATACTATGGTGGAGCTAAGGTCGGTTGGTGCCAATAAAACGGTAATAATGCCAACGATGGTTGACATCTAAATAGTTTTATGTTACAATAGTTTCTTATTTCGTTAAAATAAGTGGTGGGTCGGAAAATGAAAGTTAAAGAGTTAATTAAAAATTTATATGAGGCTGAAATTAAGCATGATACGCCATTGATTAAAAAACTATGGTTTAAATTGTTAAAGAAAAGCCTTAAGCATAAACATACCGAAGCGGTAAAGTAATTCGTAGAAGTTGTTTGAACGTTGTTGTGGACGTGGGTGCGATTCCCACCACCTCCACCAAAAGTATATTGACGAACCGAGTTATCGGTAGCAAACACACAATATAGTTGTGGCAATATACTTCTGATGGGGGTGCCTAGATTCGACATGGCAATAATTAGAACAATGGAGAATCGGCAGAGAAGCCGTAAAAACTATTTAAATTAAACGCAAACGATAATAAGTATGCACTTGCTGCCTGATAGGTAAGCGGAGTTTCGCCAGGTGAACTTAGCAACAGAATCACCTGGATAAATAAAACACCAGCAACACACAAACCGCTGGTAATACACATAAACACACACAAGGAGTAACAATATGACACCCTATGAAATTCGCCTAGAATTATTAAAGATGGCGCAAGGTTTAGTATCTGATGAGTATTCATACAACAGAAGCGCTAAACTAGAACAATGGCACACACAGGTCGAGGCAGCAAAGATTGCCGGTTTAGAGTCACCTGATATCCCCGAGTTGCCACCATTCCCCACAGAAACAGACATAGTTAAGAAGGCGGAAGCCCTCAATCTATTCGTTTCTCAAACCCCTCCACAACCTGAAGTTAAAATAAAATCGAAATCAAATTCGTAATTGGAGATGTTCGACCTGGTTCGCCAGGTCGGCCTTAACAAGGAGATATAATGTTTCATCACATTAAACAAGTGCTGGTCGGAATTTTGGCCGCCTCACTACTAATTTCAATACCTTCTATTTCACAAGAAATTAAGGATAATAATATCAAACAAGAAGTCAATGAGGACTTCAACAAACAATTAGACTGCTTAGCTAAAAATATTTACTTTGAGGCAGCCGGAGAATCTTACGAAGGCAAACTGGCAGTAGCACAAGTTACCATCAATCGTGTTAATGATTCTAGATTTCCATCTACCATTTGTGGTGTGGTATATCAAAGAACATTAGGTACCTGCCAATTTAGTTGGACTTGTTTAAAGAATTTGGCAGTAAGAAACAAATACGCTTGGGAAGAATCGGAAATAGTAGCACGCAAAGCATTGACAGAACCAATATTACATGATAAAATAGCAAGCACAAATGCACAATTCTATCATGCAGTATATGTAAATCCTGGTTGGAAAAACCGAGTAGTGGCCAAGATAGGTAACCATGTATTCTATGCAAGAAACTAATAATTGAAAGTATAACATAATGCCTACTAAAGATGAAATAAAACATTTTAGTGATTTGATTGAACAGGTTGCTAAGACAGAAAAATTGACCTTGATGGATGCAATATGCCATCATTGTAAAGAAAGTGGTTTAGAAATCGAGGTGTCTGCCACATTAATCTCTGCCGCATTAAAGGCTAAGATTAAATTGGAAGCACAAGACTTAAATCTACTAAAGAAAACTTCTAAGCTACCAATATGACCGAGAATACCGGTTTTGAAGCATACGCATTATGGAATGCCTTGAAGCTTCATTTTACTTCCGATTCATACAACTACTTTAAATACAGCGGCAAGACCAATGTATCAAAGCAGTCGTTTACCACAAATAAATCCAAATACCAATTCTACAAGTTATCTCGCAAGTATGATTTGGAAGAATTGAAATCATTCTATGTGGCAAACTTCATAGAAGGTAAAGGTGATTGGGTTGGTGAATTACTACAAGATGGTGATGAGAACTATGCCAAGTGGCAAAAACGGCAACAAAGCTTGACTTATACCTTTGAGAATGATATAATGTATTTGTTTGATTTGGTGGATGGTGCTGAATTTGTTAACCGTGATGATATACTAAAGCCCATCGATGGCGGATGGCCAATGATTATCACAAAATTGATGAAGAATCAGGTATCGTTGGAATCAGTTTGTATATTGGTTGATTTGGTGGGTTGTATGCCAAGATGGGAAAAACAAATCACCGAAGATATTATTTGGCCAACACACAAACGATTAATACAAAGATATACACCATTTATACAATACGATAAAGAAAAGTTTTTACATATTTTAAAGAAAAAGATACATGAACAGGCCTAACATTAAATGTGTTTATTTGGACATGGATGGAGTTATTGCTGATTTTGATAAGCGATATAGAGAACTCTATAACATGGCACCAAAAGATGCAGAGAAACACAAACAATTTGATAAGTTTTTTAGTGAGTTTATTGCTACACAACAGTTTGCTAGCCTAGATTTAATGCCAGGCGCAGCAGAAGGTTTGGAATATTTGAGAAAATCCAATGTACTTACTCAGATGCTTACCTCATCGTCAAGCGAAAAACGCCATGATGATGTTTCTAAACAAAAAATGTTGTGGTTGGAAAAACACGGCATTACGTTTTACCCTATTATAGTACCAGGTAAAAGGTTGAAACAGAACTATGCAGAACCAGATTGCATTCTTATTGATGATACTGAAATAAACATCACTCAATGGACAGCAAAAGGTGGTATTGGTATTCTACATAAAGACTGGCACAGTACTATGGCAATATTGCATATGTACATTTGACAAACGCCTAAATACTATGATATACTAGCAGTTGATTATGAGAAGTAATTTGATATATTCCGTTTATACTCCGTTAATACGAAAGGTAATACTATGAGTTTCGCAAATCTAAAACGCCAATCCGGCAACCTCGACAAACTTGCTAAAGCAGTTGAGGCACTCTCCCAAACATCCGAAGGTTCTGAAAAGTCCGATAACTATTGGAAACCAGAAGTTGATAAAGCAGGTAATGGCATGGCCACTATCCGTTTCTTACCAGCATCTGAAGCCGATGGTGAAGATGGTCTGCCTTGGGTTAAAATCTTCTCCCATGGTTTTCAAGGACCTGGTGGTTGGTTAATTGATAATTGTTTGACCACAAAGAATCAACAATGTCCAGTATGTGAACACAATTCTACATTATGGAATTCTGGCATTGAAGCGAATAAAGATGTTGTTCGCAAACAGAAACGTAAGTTAAATTATGTTGCCAATGTGTATATCGTTTCGGATCCTAAACATCCAGAAAATGAAGGCAAAGTGAAATTGTTCCGCTTTGGTAAGAAAATCTTTGATAAGATTACTGAAGCAATGAATCCACAGTTTGAAGATGAATCACCAATCAATCCATTTGATATGTGGAAAGGTGCTAACTTCAAGTTGAAGATTCGTAAGGTAGAAGGTTATCAGAACTATGATAAGTCAGAGTTTGATTCACCAACTGCTCTATTAGATGATGATGCAGCATTAGAGAAAATCTGGAAGTCAGAGTTCTCTTTGAATGAATTGACTGCTGGTAAAGAGTTTAAATCTTATGATGAGTTGAAGCAACGCCTTGACAAAGTTCTTGGTTTGAATGGTGAAGTAGTTGCACCAAAGACAACCGTAGAAACTATTAAAGAGCAAGTTCGTACTGCTCCTAAGTCAGTTGAACCAAAGATTCATGAAGATGATGATGATATGTCTTATTTTGCCAAGTTGGCAGAAGAAGATTAAGTTTTCCCATGTGTGTACGAACCCCGCTACGGCGGGGTTTTTTATTGGTTAAGTCGGTCTAAGATTTTGTTTAAGAATTTTTTGAAGTGTGGGGTCATCAGTACGAACATTTACCGTTGTATCAAGTAGTACGCCTCGGCCTCCAGCACCAACACTATTGACTTTCGTAGAAGCATCTACCACAACATTATGCATACCAGCAAACTCAGCATTTTCTAAATTAACATTTTCATCAATCGCTGATTGTACTCTGCTGGTAATAGGATTGGCTTGTGGTGCCTCGGGTGTTGCGGTTGGAACTGACTGTGATTGACTAGATTCTGGCGAGGTAGACTTAGATATATCTCTACCCATGCTTACCGCACCAATAGCAGTAGATAATGCAGTGCCAACAAATGGTACTATTGCAGCTGCACCTTC